ATGGTGGCCAGATACGATAGATGAATTAAGTTGTTAGAAGAAAACGGATATGTTATTTTGTCGTATATCCAAATAAATGGGGTAGATATGGAATTTAAAAGACATTATCATAAGAGTGAGAAATTTTATATTGAATATTTAAATGTATATGGAACCGTGCATTTTGATTGTAATGAGTGTTTCTGTGGTAGACCATGGGTTCTTCTGACGGCAAGTAAAGGCGATGATTGGCATAAGCCATATACCATTACTGTGACTATTTGTGATCAGGATGACTATGATATTGGACAAATTTATTATTGTAGTGAAGAAAATTTTATACAGGTTCTAAGGAAATTGATCAACTGGATGAATGATTTGGAACACGGAATGTGTTTTTACGATGAATTAATTGTAGATGTAGAAAACTTCTTTCCAGATTGTGGTTGTAGAAAAGAGTGGAGGTAATTATGGAACATATAGTTCAGTTTGGGATCAGTATTGATGATGATCAAATTAAGAAAACGATAGAGAACAATGTTAGATCTCAAGTTGTAGCGGAAATTAAAAAAGATTGTATGAAACAATTAATTGGAAATGACAATGCAAGTGCTTATCAATATTCTCAGAAAATTAAAGACATGGTAAATGATAACATCAAGTCATTTTTAGAAGAAAATAAGGAAACTATTATTAAAGAAGCAGTGAATCAGTTAGCAGAAAAATTATCAAGAACGAAAGCTGCGAAGGAAGCTTTAAGTAAGACGATTGGAGACATGTTTTAACAATGAAAACCAATATACATAAAGTAAATTACGATGGAACTCCAAACACGAATGGGAATTGGTGGGTATGGAGAGAAACATGTGATAGGTGTCAAAAATTGATATATGATGAGACAACGCAGCATTCGGATTTTGAGGAAGCAGATGTGGATTTTTGTGCTGAATGTATCAGATATTTTATGAAAAAACATATTTCTTATAAAGAAGCTGAAATGAAATACACAAAGAAGAATTTGAATTTCAATTCAGATGAAAAATTTTAACTAAGAAATTGCACTTTCATAGGAGAAAATATGGTCAAAGAATATTGTGATATTTGTGGTAAAAAAGCGAAAACCACGAAGTACGTACTACCTTTTCGGTACAAAGAAAAAGCGAATGATAAATTTAACAATACAATCTTGTGTTTTGATGTGGTAAAACCAACGGAAGTAGATTTATGTACAAATTGTGCTTGGGATATAAATTCGTTAATATGTTATGATATTAAACAGGTCTTAGATAGAAATAAATAATTTATGAGTGTTCGCTCAAATAATTTCACAGAATAGGAAAATTAAATATGGGAATTACAGCAAAGAGTTATTTTAGTGGAGCTGGTGGCATGGATCTTGGGATTAAAGAAGCCGGTATCAACATTTTAGAGTCATTTGAAATTGACAAGAAATGTTGTGATACTTTGCGAAAGAATTTTAATCATAAGGTTAACGAATGTGATATTGCCAAAATAACAGTATTAGATCAGCAGGATGCGGACGTTTACATTGGGACATTTCCGTGTACTAAATATTCAACTGCTGCAGACATTAATGGAACACGAACAGGCGATGATTTGTTTTTACATTTCTTTCGACATATTGTATTAGCAAAACCAGAAATGTATGTTGTTGAGAATGTGCCTGGAATGCTTAAGTTTAGAGTTGTTATGGAAGCACTGACAAAACTTCCGGATTATTACGTTCGAATTGAATGTCCAGTTAATGCGAATATGTGGTTGCCACAGGAAAGAAAGCGACTGATTCTAATTGGCAGTAAAAAGCCTTTTAGTCGTTTTGAATATCCAGAAAGAAAACCATTGAGATTGAAAGATATTCTGGAAAAAGATAGTGAAGTAGATATTCCGCAATATGTTTTGAATCGTATTAATGGAAAATACAGGGACAACCCAATTGTATCTGATCCAGAAAATGATGATCTTGCACCAACATGTGTTGCTCACTATGCAAAGGATAAAGGGACAAGATTAATTAAGGATGGAAAGAGAATAAGACCATATACGGTTAGAGAATATGCGAGACTACAAGGATTTCCTGATTGGTTTCAGTTTTGCGGAACTGATAATGATGCTTATCGTCAAATTGGTAATGCAGTGGCGGTACCTATGGGTAGATGGATTGGAGAACAGATTGTAAGATATTTCGAACAATAGGAGATAGGTATGGAAGAAGATTTGTTTCATTTGGAGGGTAAAAAATAAATAATGAATACAAAAGAAAAAGAACTTAAAGAGGAATACGAAAAATTCATACTAACAAAAGAAGGTAAGGAATGGATAAATCATTGGCAGAAGATAATTGGTTCTGATACTGGCGGAGACTTTGGAGATTATTTATATGATTTCTATCCTGAAATGATTTCTTAGGAAGGAGAATATTATGAAGAAAACAAAAATTATTAGTGCATTTCCTGCTTGTGGCAAGACATATGCTTTTAAAAAATTAAATGAAAAAGGTTATAAGATTCTCGATAGCGATAGCAGTCGGTTCAGTTGGTGTTATGATTATGATCCAACCATTTCAGATCAAATTGAAGAGTATCGTAATCCTGAATTTCCAAAAAATTATATTAAGCACATTAAAGAGAATATTGGAAAAGTTGATTATATCTTTGTAAGTAGCCACAAAGAAGTAAGAGATGCTCTGATTGAAAATGGAATCTATTTTACACTGGTTTATCCAGATAGAAGCATGAAAGCTGAATGGGTTGGCAGATGTTTCTTGCGTGGAAGTGGCGAAAAGTTCTGTAAGCTCATTGCAGACAATTGGGATAAATGGATTAATGAAATGGAAGAAGTTGAGTGTGACAAATGGATTCTTGGAGATAAGGAATCAATTGACAGATATTATTATCTTGATGAATTAGTAGAGAACAAATTGATTTAACATGAGGTGAAAATTATGTATCAAAATTGCTGTAGAAAGTGTGGAAGTACATCTTTGCATACGGAAGTAAAGGGTAACAACACAGGGTTATATTGTGATGATTGTGGAGCATGGCAACGTTGGCTTGGAAAAGATGAATTGAGAGCATTTGAGCATTCACAAAAATCACAATTACCAAAAACAAGTTGCGATATTCCGATGCCGAAAGTCGTAGAATATTGCCCACCAAAAACAATTGCAAGAATCAAACTGTGTGGAGTGATGGTTTTTAATGTTACAGATATGATGCCATGGAAGAAACCGACCGAAGAACAGATTAAGAATCTGCATGATATGTTATGTGTCGATGTTGAGATTTTAGAAGATGGAGAATAGGTATTATGTACAGATGTGGTATGGGATACGAACTTCAAGATAATTTAGTTTCACTAGATAGATGTAACTCTGACGGTCATCCAGATTTTTGTAAAGATTGTCGTAATTATAATAAAGAATATGATTTAGTAGAACGTGTGATTGAGTCTGCTAAATGCCGGATATATCGGTTAAAAGCTAATTTTGGTAGCACAGAAGCACATCAAAAGAAATCAGAAAATCAGCAGGAATTGATGGAAATTACTATTAGAGCATTGGAGTTTTACAGAGATGAGTACGACTAATATTAAGAAAAATTCGAGAGGGCTTAGAGCAGAATTAAAAGTTTATGATGATTTCATGGTTGACAAGGAAGAGTACGATAAAGTTATAGAAGCATTTGCGAATATACCTGAGAAATATATTGTGCCATATGATTCGTTGTTATATGCAAGTTCTGCATGGAAAGATGGTGAAGAATAAATGGAAGTATTAGCAAACACAGAGTATCAAGATGTTTATAGAATTGTAGATGGTGTGCTGCTTATTGTAAATAAATTTAAAAGAATAATCTATGATGAAGAAAAATATTTCAGAGTATCTTTTAGCAAAGCCAAGCTTAAATCATATAACAAAGGTTGTCAAAAATGGTTAAAGGTTCTTAAAGAAGATTACTATGATGCATATTCTAATATAACAGTTCCAAAGGGTACGGTTCTGTACCAAGATTATCCAATAA